TGAATTCCCACTTTCTTCAGTTCCGACATATCTCCCTTTGTGAATGACCATTAACCTAAAAAACTCTGAGTCAATAATCACACGATTATCTGGCGGTGCGGTAAAAGACAAACCATACGAGTCAGCCACTATCTAAACCTCACGACAAACAGTCGCATAACCGTAGAAGATCTCCCTGAGTTCCCCCAGGGATCACCTCTCAACGTTTTCCATACCCTTACAACTCCATTTAAAACCTCTGGCTCAAGCTGCTTGTCATTAAGAGGTGATGCGGCTTGAGCGAGAACACAGAACGCTGATGCGTTGTCAGGGGTGATCCCAGCCACAGCAATATCCAGGTATTTGACATTCCCCCACGCCGCAGGAGTGAGAACCGCGGTGTACACGGTTCGCATGGTGAAGGAACTGGGCGTGATTTCAGGAACGTTCCCGGGCCCCCAAGTCCACATGCCGAACTCTTCCATCAAGATTGCCTCCCCACCCTTACGCGCTTATCTTCATTCCCATCAAACACGGTCAACCCGTCATTGTTGAGCAGCGATGAGCCGCCCGTACCGGAACTACGAAGAGTGAAAGTGCCCGCAGGGATGTTAATTTCCAGCAAAGGCCGGCCTTTCGAATCAACCGCCGGCGACCGAAGCATCATCCCCAGAACGATTTCCTGGATGATCGCCTTGCTGATGATCGCCGTGTTGAAGACGGCCTGGCCGTTCTCGATTACGAACATCGGGTCGATCTTGCCGTTTACCTCGTTAACGACGCCGAACCGCTGAGCAAAAATCAGAAACTCAGCCTGATCGCCGTTCGAACCAAAGGCCAAACCCGACACAACCTTTCTGCCATCTACGATGGTCTGGGCCTTCATGGTGGTCTGTGCCGACACCCTGCCGTCCAACCGGACAACCGTCTCGCTCACCGTTTGAACCGACGCGCTTGTCTGTCCGATGCTCGACTGCAGCGTTTCCGATACCTTGGCCTGGGCCTCAATTTCAGATGCTCGCACTTTCTTCTCTGTGCTGATGGCTGCGGTTGATTCCCATGCTTTGATCGCCCCGGCCAGATCGCCGGCACCGTCATCACCGCGCACCGAGGCACGCAGCGATTCATTGCTCGACGCCTGAGAGGTGACCCGCCCGTCAAGGTTGGTGACCTTGGTGTCGAGCCCGGTTATGGCCAGAGCCTGACCTGATACCTCGTCCTCCACCGAAGCCAGATCACTTTTGAGCTGCGTGATCTGCGTAGCAGCCGTTTCCCTGTTGGTCGCGACCACCTGCTCCAGGACCGTCAAACCCGACTTGTTGTCGCCGACCTGAGCACCGAGCGTTAACAGTTGCTGAGCCACCGCTACGCTTTCGGTTGCACGGGTTTTGCGCTCAACCGCCAGATCAGCAGTGGACGTCCAGGCCTTCAAGGCGCCGGCCAGTTCGCCGCTACCGTCATCGCCACGAGCCGCCGAACGCAGTGCCTCGACCGATGTAGCGGTGGCCACGATCTTGCCGTCAATCTCTTCGATCTTAGTGTTGACCAGTGCCACCTGCTGGGTGAGCGCGTTGGTTGTTTCCAGGATCGTGCCGATGTCCTTCCAATAGGTTGCATCCGGAGGCGTAACGCCTGCCGGCACCGCCTGGGTGGCCTGATAGATGTGGCCGCCCTGCTGAACGAATGAGCCGGACGGGTAAGCCTTGGCCGGATCGAACGGCGCGGCACCTGTGATCTGGCCGAGCAGCCCCTCAAGCTCCGCCTTGGCCTCTTTCAGGCGCGCGTTCACCGACTCTGGCCCATCGCCCGAAATCAACTCGATCTCTTCGCGCAGGCTCTGGTACAGCGCTCCCTTACCGATCTTGTCCGCGTAATACGCTTCGTAATCGCTCTGCTTTGAGCTGGCCTGGCCGTTGACTGCGCCGGGCACCGGGAAGAACGGACCAACGTTACCGGTCCGGTCAACCAGGCGAGCCCATAAGAACAGGCTCGCGCCGGCCAACAGGCTGTGCATCTCATGCGAGGCCTGCGGATAGCTGAAGTCGCTCAGCTTGACCGCCGTCGTCAAGTCGGCCGACTGGCTGTACCAGATCTCCGTCCGCTGCGTGTCCTCTGCACCAGGTGGGAATCCCCACTGGATACCGATGCCGTATATCAGGCTGGAGGTGGTCAGGAACGCAACCGCCGGCGGCAGGCCGACCTTCCCTTCCAGGTTGGTCAGATTGGAGCTCTTCCAGATCGACGAGATCTCGAAGGCGCTCACCGAGCGGACCCGGGCCACATAGGCGCCCGAGTAGATGCCGGTGACGTCGACGCTGGTCGAACCGGTGCGCTGCACCTTGATCCAGTTGCCGCTGTCCTTGCGCCACTCCACGTCGTAGGCGATCGCGCCGCTCACTGCTGGCCACGAGATGTTCATGGTGCTGATGGCGATACCCTGGTTCACGGCGTAGCTGGATGTCAGCGTGACACTGGCCGGAGCCGGTACCACGGTGACCGGGACAACGCTGATCGGCCGCTCTTCCAGCCGAGCGCCGGTGTCGATGTGCGCGAACTTGCTCGGGTCGTACTGCACAGCCGAGATTTCGAACACGCCAGGCTCTGGCCGGGAAACACTGGTCACCCGGTACAGGGGGATGGCCAGGTCGTCAGCGTCGAGCGCCCACACCAGTTCCTGCTCAGGCGCGACGGAGTACGCCGTGGTGACCGTGACCTGGCGACCACTGACCAGTTGCACGGTGCGCCCCTCGCATTTGCCGTCGGGCAGGTTGAGGATCAGCCGGTCACCGGACTTGGCCTGGGTGTCGCGGTCCAGGGTGATGACTTTGCCATTTACGGCTGAGATGCGCCCGCCCACGGGCCGGCCAGCCAGCAGCTCGTCAGCGATCGGAACGACGTAGCCAGGAAGCGGAATTCGCCCGTCGAGGCCCACCTTGAAGGTGACAGCCCGGTCCTTGGAGTTGGTAAGCAATGCCCACTTGCCGCGGCGCTGCGCCTCCGATTCACGGTCACAGCCAATCGCACTGATTTCCAGCGGGTTGTCACCGTACCGACGCTGCAGTTTCTGGTCAGTGACAGAAGTGACGTCGGTGTCGTAGTTATTCAACGGGTTGTCGTAGCTGACCAGAGCCCGGCTGTAGCGGGTACGCTCCGATGCGCTCGAGTAGGTGAACTTGCCATCGATGACGTTTGCCCGGGTGTAGGCGAAATCGAAGTCAGTGGCGCGCGGCATATCCGACAGGGTGAACACCTGGCCCTGGGCCCAGTAGGTCATCCCCCGGTAGATCGCCGAGATGTCCCGCAGCAAGGACCAGGCATCAGCCTTGCTCTGCAGGTTCAGGTTGCAGATGAAGCGCGGCTCCATGCCGCCCTTCCCATCCGGCACCAGTTGGTCGCAATACTGCGAGATGCGGTACAGCTCCCACTTATCGACCATCCACGGCTTGATACGGCGGCCGAGGCCGAAGCGGTCGTTCGTGGTGATGCCGAGCGTCGCCCAGGTCGGATTGTTGGTGTAGGACTCCTTGAAGGTACCGTCCCACACGCCGTTGTATGTCCGAGATGCCGGGTCATAGTTGCTCGGTACCGACCATTTTCGAGCCTTGCAGCCCACGGTCACAGCCGGGATGCTGCGAAATTGCTCAGCAGAGAATTCGATATAGAGCAATGCGGTGTTCGGGTAGCGGATCTTGGCGTCGATCACCTCAGTAAATCCAGCGATCTGCATGGTGTCGGAGATTTTGTTGTTGTTCTGGTTGATCGTCAGGCGCGTGATGCGCATCAGCCAGCCAGAAGTAGCCTTCGGCAAATCGATTCGGCGGGTGCGCTCGTACACGCTGGTGGTCTTGCCGTCCACAGCTTCGCTCAGCACCTGCTGATAGGCGCCGCCGTCGGTTGCCAGTTCGACCTTGTACTCAATCCGGTACCCGTTGATGTTACCGCCGGCGTCTACAGACTGGAGCGCCGGCCAGGCGAAGCGCACGCGCACGGCGGAAAGCTGGGTGTTGCTGATGGACTTGACCCATGGCGTGCCGCTGCGCAACTCGGTGCCAATCGTGGTCTCGTTCTCGACAGACGGAATGCCCTGGATATAGGTCTGATCCACCGCCCCGGTGCGCCACTCCCACTTCACGTTCGGGAAGTTCATGTTGCCCTGAGGATCTTGCAGCGGGGTGTTGTCGAGATAAATGTCCTGGGCAGTTGGAGTGCCTTCGAACTCGCCCTCCCCTATGGCGATCAACATTTTGGCGATGGCAACGGAGCGCAGGCTGTCCGGGGCCTCAGTTGGCGTTTTTGGTTTTTCTTCGCCGCCCTTGGCGCCGTGGATATCAATCTTGCGTGCTGCGCCCATGCTTTTCTCCAGGCAATAAAAAACCGCCTCATGGGCGGCTGCGGTGCTTCAGGTATTGGCTACATCTGGTCTTCGGCGTAGATAGCGGCACTGATGATTGCCCCGCCCCAGCGGCGCTCGCCAATGCAGAGCGGTACCGGGTTACCGGATGCCGTGGTGTTCTTGGCGCTGCCGAAGGCGTAGCCGGGTGTGTTCTCTGGCGCAGCGCTGGTCTTCAAGCCGCTGGCCTGGGGGCTGAGCATCTGGATTACGCCGCCGGCGACGAGGCCGATACCGCCAGAAATCATAGCCGCGCCTAATGGAGCTGCAAGGCCAAACGACATTCCGCTGACAATAACACCGGCCACAATCATTACTGCACCCACTATCGTTTGAAGCACGCCGGCGCGCTTGCTACCGGTAATCACTGGAGCAATACGGATATCTCCCGATCCTTCAAAGCCCAGTTCCTTTTCTTCAAGGTTTTTGCTTCCTCGAAACACTGCGAATTCAATCCCTCTCGACTTCGCATTGGAGATAAATCGCTCAAACCCTGGAATCTGAACACAAAGCGCTTTTATGGCTTCAGCAGGCGTTCGCACGGCCAGTCGAAAAGAGCGTCCGAATTGCCGAAGCTGCCCATACAGCAAGATCGTAGTCATTGGTTGATATTCGATAGCGAGTGCGGCCATTGCTTTTCTCCAGGTGTAAAAAAGCCGCCTCGTGGGGCGGCCCTTAATTTCGCGATGAGATACTTAAATGCAAGCTTTGGCGGCATCCTTCCAGCCAGCCGTTCCAGTCCAGTCCATTGGGAGAAAAACCTTTACCAGAGACCCGCCTGAAGACTTATCTACAACTGCGAGCGCGACAACCCCAGTAAAAGCTGTCGATGCGGAAATCTTGTAGCCACTCTCAGTTTCTATGGAGCTAGTTGACGGGTTGAATTCCTGCCATTTGGGGCCAAGGCATCGAGCATACTGCTGTGGTGTCTTCTGCGATTGCGCGGAAAACGACGGCTTCCCCTCCTGCACTCCAGATGTCGAGCAACCCGCCAGCGCAACCAGGGCAAGCGCCCCAATGAACAATTTCATGTCGTTCCCTCTTTGGTTTATCTATTTGAAGCTCGCCGGGATGGTGGGCACTTCTACGACTTTCCCGTCCACAAAGCGGAAAGAGATCACTCGGCTCGCGCCGGTCATGCCATTTGCATGGCTCCAAATCCACATTTGGCCGTCCGCCCTGGATGCTACCGAGTAGGGAGGCCCCATGATCTGGGCTACCTGCTCTTCGGTCATCCCTATCTGCACCTTCCTGGCGTCGTCATACGTGAAGTTTGTGCCGGCGCAGCCCGAAAGCACCAACGCCAGAACCGTTGCAGCGACAAACGTTGAGATCCGCATGATCACTTCCTTGTCCGGAAAACGATGACTGTACCCCTTACCTGTCCAGGCATCCAGCGTGGATGGAATGCCAGTAACGCCAAAACCGAACACGATAGTAGCCTCGGCCTTTACGAAATGGACTTTCAGAGGACCGAGCATGAACGACCCCCAGCAAGCTCTAGAAAAAATCGACGAACTGATTCGCGCAGCACGCGCTACGGATGATCTCTTCTCGCGCGCAGCAGCGTTCTCCGCAGTATCGATATTGGTACAGCGACTGGACGATTATTTTGAAGAGAATGCCTCCTACGCAGGCGAGAACGTAGAGCGACTTCGGTTCCACTCGGCAGCGATGCTGGGGTACGACATCACGAACGGTCACGGAATTGAGGAGCACCATGTTTGGGCGCTGAGCGCTATCTCGGCGCTGAATCATGTACTCCATAAACTCAAAGCATAAAGGATTCCCCAGTCCTTCGCCTGCAAGCCCAGGGACTGGGATAGCGCCAATATCGGCGCGTTTATGACCTGGAGGTCAAGATGTCGTTCCACATTACAAGCGTCAGCATTTCTGAAGACGGTCGCCTGCTTGTTTCCTTGAAGAGCAATGCTACAGGCACCCAGACGCAAATCTGGGTAAAGGCGAACTCCCCAATCGACAGCTTGACCATTGCTCAAATTGAGCAGTTGGCTAAAGAGGAAGCAGCGAAAGAGCACGCCTGCTAGTCAGCTCGTGCTGAAAGCATGTGTATTTGAGTCGAAAGGCTCTGATCAGCCAAAGCTCTCTGGCTCGACTCTTCATTGAGTCGAGCTCTCAGCTCTTGAATCTCACGCTTGAGCTCTTCCAGCTCCCTAGCAATCACTTCGTTTGCACTCATGCTGCACTCCTGCGGCCATGCCGCGTCAGGTTATCTGTTTTGCATCTGTGTGCCTGAGCATCAGGCGCGTTCTGTCATGCCACGGGCCGCCGAAAACGATTATCTCGGACGGCCTGCCGTACAGGTGGTGAAGAAGAAATGGGCCAGGCCCGAAGGCGCCCGACTCTTCACCAGGTAGAGCTGGATCAGTGCCCAGGTAGATCCCGGCATGGTTCGGGTGAGCAGTCCGCCCGACGTGCATGACGATCAGATCACCGCGCTGCGGCCGGTCGACGCGAACAAAGCCCGCTGCCTCGTAGTGCTGCTCGTACAGGCTCGCGTTCTCCGCACTCTCCCACCAGCCATCGGTGCGCTGGAAGGCCTCAAATTCAATCCCCCATTCCCGCTGGTACCAGTCAGCGCAGACCTGCCAGCAGTCCCAGGCGCCGTGCACGAACGGACGCTTGA